TCCAGCGTACTAAACCTTTAATTTGAATGGCATCTAAATCTTCCTTTTCAATGTGCTCATCTGGAAAGGTTTCTTTGTCGGGATTATCACTAACAATTCTTAAGCCGCCGTTGGTTTTTCTAAAAAGTCTTTTTATTCTTAACTCTTTATTTGCAACAAAAGCGTAAACTTTATCACTAATGACTTGATCAATCGTTTTTACTCGTAGGTCTGTAAGAATAGCATCCGTATGATTGATTGTTGGCTCCATGCTTCTACCATCACCAGTAATAATACCGGTATCTTCATGGCTTAACGAAAGCCCACATTTACGGATAAAACTTTCTTTAAAAACCAGCCCGCCTTTAATCAATTCATCTTCATTTGTATAACCATTACCACATGCAGCTTTAATGTCATACATCGGAATAATTACATAGTCACCTGAATCATCAAGGTTTGAAGCAGGACGAATAACACCATTCTCAATTTTACTTTTACCAAACGGACTTGATTCATCAAGTAGGTCCAGAAAATTTGCCTCTAAATTTAACTCTTTTTCAATCTGCCGCGCTTTCGCCTCGCTAACACCTCGTGAACCTTTTTGATCAGGCTCCATAAGCATTTGAGAGAGATAGGTTTTGTCGATGCCTACAGCAACTGCAAAGTCTTCTTGACGCTCGTAAATTTTGTCAGAAAGTAACTGGTCAATTAGCTTACGCAAGTTCTTACGACGTATTTCTTTAAGATTCATGGACACAACATTCATAAGCCAACTAATTATCAAATGATAACAATAAGGGATAAATTTTGCTAATTATCCTATTGCAATTAAAATTATCAAAAGATAAACTCATGTGATAAATTAATTATCAATGGGTTTATCAATGGAAGTGGAAGTATCAACCAAATCACTTGCTGATTACCTTAATTCTTTGCCTAACAAAGAAGCTAAAGAGAAGTTTGCAAAAAAATGCGGATCAACTCTTGGTTATTTACGTTTAGTCGTAAACAAATTTCGTTTTTGTAGCGCAACTTTGGCAATTGCCTTAGACCGAGAAAGCCACGGAAAAGTTAGTTGCGATGAATTATGCCCAAATGCTGACTTTGACTATGTAAGACGTAGCACAAAACCCAAGCGTACCGCATAGGAACCATTATTCACTTACGCCTTATGTGCGTATACGTGAAATTTAAAGAGGTATTCACATATGAGTGAAATTCACTTAAGCCCAGAGGCTAAAACGGCAATTTACAAAATTGTTCACCAATCGCAAGGAATTTCACCGCAAGAAATTGCAAACGTACTTGGTGACTCTTACAAGAGCGTACTTAATTACGCAAACCCAAATATGGAAAGCCATTTACCAAGTATTAAGAAGCTTGAGGCAATGATTCAGTTTACACGCAACCCAGCTTTAGTTAAGGCATGGGCACACATGCTTGGTTATGTTCTAGTGCCAGCTAATCAAGTGGATGAGAAAGGCCATGAAGTCAGCATTGTTGAAACCTTGCTACATATAAATATTAACAATGGCCAAACCAATCAACAGGTCCACAAAGTTTTAGAGGATGGAGTTGTTACGCCTGCGGAATTAGCAGATACAGAAGAAATCTTAGAAGAAATGGAAAACCACATTCGCCAACTTCGAGAGGCGCTTAAGTCGGAAGCTGCAACTTATATTTCTAAGGTAAAGAAAGAAAAAGCCTGATCTCGTAAATCAGGCTTAGTGTTCAAACAAGGTGGATTAAATGAACCATTCAATATTAGCAGACATTGAACTAAATCGGAAGATTAGTTTGTTTCAAAAAGCGGTTGAGGCTTATGTGCTTAATCGAACTCTCGAAAACTCTATGGCATTGGCTAAAGCGAAAGCTGATTTAGCTGCATTTGTATTGAGAGGTGTTTGATGGGTGCATTGACGCAGGCTGAAATTATTCCAATTTCAAAAGGTAGGGACAAGATGACAGACAAGTTCGAAAAGGGCTATGTGATGTCTAGTCGTCTTTATCGTAGTGATGTGCGTCCATTTCTTAGTGATGCAGCACGTAATGTGTATGCTGAACTGGAAGACCGCATCAATGGTTTTAAAGACAAAACTACTGATTTTGTAAGTTACTCTCAATTGCAGGGCGGCAAGCTTGAAGGTTCTAAAAAACTAAGCACTACTACAGTTCGTAAAGGCCTAAAAGAATTAACCGATTTAGGCGTTGTAACTGTTGTTAGTTCTGATTCAAGAAAGGGTAATGAATACAGAATTAATGAGGTGTCATTAGTCGAGCACTTTAAAAACTGCAATACCACTTTAGAAAGTAAAGCACTACAGAAAGTAAAGCGCGAGCACTTTACTAACGAAAGCGCCAGCACTTTAGAAACTAAAGACACAATAGAATTATATAAAAATATTTATAGAGAGGAGAGCACACAAGAAAATCCAGTTGATGAAATTCTGAATCTCTGGACACCAGATTTACATTCTCTGAATTCTTGGATGCAAAGATCTGGATTACCAAAAGTATCTCAAGATCAGGTTGACCAACTCCTTCTTGAAATCAACCCACACTACGAAAACAAAATCATCACTGGTGCAGTAACAAGCACTCAGATGTATTCAAATTTCGTGAGGTGGGTTAAGCGTGACTACAAGCTCGTAGAGCGTTTATTCCAACAAGCAAGTGGTATTGCACAAAACATCAATCCTTCTGAACTCAAAGTAGATATGGGGGATTGGTAATGTCGCATATTCATAACATTCCAATGGAACAAGCGGTTCTTACAGCTTTGATGACTGTGGACAACTCGTTTGACGTTGTAAGCAATGATCTTGATGTTGAGTGTTTCTTTCCAGAACGCCATAAGCAAATCTTTCAGGCAATTGCAGACCTTGCGAATGAAAACAAACCGTATGACTTCGTTATGGTTGAGCAGCAGCTTAAACAAAAAAACGTAATTCATTTGATGGGTGGATCTGAATACCTGCTTCAAATGAGCAGCGAAGCGCCTTCAAGCTTTTACAACCTGGAGTCTTATGTTGCAGAACTAAACAAGTTCAAGGCACACCGTGAAGTTGAGCATATCGGGCAAAGCATTGCAGAGATTGCTAAAGACTTAACAATCCCTGATGTTCACATTGCAGCAGAAAGCATCCTGGATGGGAAGAAAACGTCAAACGATGTTGAGAAGACTAGCTTCACATTTGAAGAGGCTTTGAATCGTGCTATAGATCGTTTAATCCAAAAGGCTGAGGCTAAAGCTAACAAGCAGTACACAGGCGTAAAGTTTAACTTAACTCACCTGGATAACCTTGTTGGATTAATTCAAAAAGGACACTTCTGCATCGTGGGTGGTCGTCCTGGTTCAGGTAAATCAACTCTAGCTCAAATGTTAGTTATTCAGACAGCAGTGCGATACAACGAGCCTGTATTGGTTGTATCTGCCGAAATGGATGTAGAGACATTCACAAACCGCTGTATCTCAGCTTTAACTCAAATCCCTTATGACAACATTCATAACGCTGAATTATTTGATGGGATGTTGGCTCAATTTGCAGATGCTCAAAGACGATTCAGTTCTTTGCCAATCCATATCGAAGATAAGCAAAAGCCGACAATTGCAGAAATACATTCTTGGGCTCGTAAAGCTAAGCGCAAATACAAAAGACTAGGATGCATCGTTATTGATTACCTTCAATTGGTTCGTGACCCAAGTAAGAAAGACCGTTACCAGGAAGTAAGTTCAATTAGCCGTGATTTAAAAGCACTTGCTAAAGAGTTTGATTGCCCAGTTATCGCATTAGCTCAGCTTAACCGTGAGTCTGAGAAAGGCAAGCGACCTAAAGCATCAGATCTAAAAGAATCAGGTCAGATTGAACAAGACGCAGATCAAATCATCCTGGCGAATCCAATCATTGGTGAAGACGACCTACCGTCAGGTGTCACCGAATTAATCGTTGCTAAAAATCGTCATGGCAAGAAAGGCGTAGTTCGCGTTATGGACCGCTTAGATATCTGCCGTTTTGTGACTATTCGAGAAGAAGGAATGGCTGCATGAAAACTTTAAATAGAACAAAGAAATTGAACTTTGATGACCAGCTTAGCTTACTCGTGTTTGGCTGTCATGCATCAGCGCCTTTCAGTGTCAAAGACGTGAAGGAATCAGTGTTTGATTTCAATCGAGGAACCATCTACAGCAATCTTCAAAAATTTGTTGAATGGAAATATTTCGAACGTGTTGGGAAAAATCATTACAAGGCAACTCAATACGCAAAAGACATCCTGAATGTTAAAGGGGAGCTGAAAGCATGATCGAATTTGTAGATTACAACGCAATGATGAAGCTGCGTAGAGCGTACAACCTCGGTACTCGTAATGAAGAAACAAGAGCAGCAGCGAACCTCTACGAGAAATTAAGAAAGCTGAAAATGCTAGACCAGCTCAAGCAGGAAGCCATGACTAGACGTTACAAGGAGGCGGTATGAAACCAGAACATTTTATTCGTGAGCAAGGATTGGATAAGGCGCGAGAGGTTGTTGAAGGCATCCCAAGCAAATATATGGAGTGTTACTACTCAACATTATGCTACTGCACCAAAGCAAAAAAGTATTCAGATCGTTTTAATCCAAGAATTGAACTTGTGAACATGGCGGATCTCAAACGCTTGGTGGAGTCGATTGATCTGATCAAGTGGCATGGTGGCACTAAGTTTGCCAAAGACTACCTAGCGCGGAATAAAGCAAAGCATCCAAATGTAAGCGGCTGGGATGAATTGGAGCAGGCAATCAAAGACCACGAATCAATATATGGAGGCGGGGATGAGTAAAGTTCACAATTTAAAAACTGATCCAGAAGTTTTTCAAGCTGTTGTTGATGGTCGTAAAACATTTGAGATTCGTTTCAATGATCGAGATTTCAAAGTTGGCGATGAGCTGATTTTGCTTGAGACGATACATTCAGGCGAGCAAATGAAGCAAGGCATGCCGCTTCTATATTCAGGCAATGAACTTCGTAAAACCATCTCTTATGTCTTAAGCGGGTATGGGCTGCAAGAAGGATGGGTAATTTTAGGGATTAAAGGAGCCAGCCATGAGTGAGTTTAAAGGTGTTTGCATCGATTGTGGCTCTCCAGAGCTTTATTCAAATAGCGAAATAAGACAGCCAAGAATGTGTGTTGATTGCTATGCGGCAATGATTGGTTTTGCGCGGGTTGGGGGTTCTTTTGTGGATTCGGACACATTAGGCGACGACTTCCCCATAGAAAACCACATTTCGCCGAATTGCAAAGTAACTGAAGTTCACATTAACGAAGCTTACAAGCTTAATCGATTGGGGTGAAGAATGGATAAGTGTAGAGAAGAGTTTGAGAAGCAAAAGTACTGGATTGGGCTATTTAGAGACGCGGTTGATTTTGATGAGGAGCTTGGTCGATATGTTTTAAACGGTCAAAGAAAGCTTTACGCATTTCACCTCGATTCATTTAACGAGAAATGGGCAATTTGGCAGGAAGCATGGCAGCACCAGCAAGCGAAAGTGGAGGAGCTGCAAACCCAATTATCGCTACAACGTCAAAGAGTAAAGGCTTTTGAAGAAGAGCTTACTAGTTCACGTAACTATGGTGACGAGCTGCAAAAGAGGGTGGATGAACTTGAGTTTCAACTTAAAGATTGGAAGCAAAAATCAATGCCTGCAATGCTAAATGGTATGTGTGGTCGTTGCGGTAAAGAGCCGTTGCAAGGAATTGGCTCAGATAAAGAAGATTATGCGCTACTACATTGCTTTGGTTGTGGTGCAAACAAATACGAATGGATAGGAGAGCAAGCGCTCAAGGGGGAAGGATGAAAGCAACCAAGATCCCATGTGAGCATGACTTGCTAAGTAAGAACGACGACACATGGGCTAATGCTGTGATGCGCTGTAAGGGTGGAAGCCCTTACTGTGGAGCAGACGGTTATTGTCATGCAGGCGGCACCTGCTTTGCGGACCAAGAACTAACAAGAGAGCAAGCAATCTTAGAAGTAGATCGCCTAGCTCAAGAATTACATAACTCAAAGATTGAAAACGACAAGTTAAGAAATGCAGCTAGTCAGCTTGTTAATCAACTTGAATTGGCGAAAGAGCAGAACCTAAAGAACGGTAATGATCAGAGAGTATTTGCTTTGAAGTTCTGTATCCATGAAATCAAGAAAGCGATGGGGTGACCAATGACCACATTCAAAGAGGCTCAAAGGGTCCAGTCACAGAAGGCAGCTCGTTCAAAGCGATTTAATCGAGTGCCTACAGAAGATCAAGAACAGATGACGCTCATGAGTTGGGCGCATCGAGTGAAGTATGGTTCAGGTCGTTTGAGTGATTACCTGTTTCATATTCCTAATGGTGGCTCAAGAAACATCCTTGAAGCTGCAAAGTTTAAGAAGTTGGGCGTGAAGGCTGGTGTTCCAGACCTTCAGCTAATTGTTCCAAATGGTGAGATACACGGGCTTTGGATTGAGTTGAAGTCAAAGAAAGGGAAGTTACAACCAAGTCAAAGGCTCATGATTCAACGCTTAGAAGAACAAGGTTACATGTGCAAAGTCTGCTTCGGTGCAGATGAAGCCATAGATGAAATTAAAAAGTACTTAATGATTTAGGGTGACGGTATGAATGCAGTAGCAGTTGAGAAGTTTGAACGTTTTGAATGGTTGACTCATGGTTTAACTGCGAGTTCACCAAGTATTGAGCCAGTGGTGCGCGGAACAGGAGAGAAACCATTGAACTATCAAGACCGCTTGGGTGCTATTGCTTCAATGGATACCCAGTTAGCAAAGTCAGTCACCGCACTGATTATTTTCGAAGGTAGGTCAGAAAGTGATTATGAATATGTTCGTAATCACCTAGCTAAGATCATGATTCAAAATGCCGCAGTCGACAAGAAAAGAGAGCCTGAGCATGTCGCTATATATCACTTGGCATGGTTGATTGCTCGCATGGTATTGGACTTCGCATTAAATCCAGAGTTAGAAGAACATTACACAGCTAAAGGCCGTTTAGCATATGCAGGGCTTAAGAGTCATCAGATGAATGTAGAATGCTACCGCAAGACATGGAAGCCGTACGAAAACCTAATGACTATGGCAATTGAGTCGGCAATTGACGAAGCTGGCAAAGCAGTTGAAGCCTACAAAAGAAATACTTACAAAGATATGAAAGCGTAGGTATTCCATTATTGCGGAAACAAGAGTATAGTTTTTATATACTGGTCGTATTACGGATTTCCGAAGACCAACACATCAAAGCTCACTTAATCGTGGGCTTTTTTGTTGTCCGTAAAAAGACAATCTATCCTACTGGAGTGCCGACCAGTGGAACATGCCTTCGTGTAAACCTGCTTTATGCAGACTAGACTAGGGAGTGGCGTCCCGACTTAAAGAGCATTGAAAGCAAGTAAAACAGACCGTGCATGTTAGGTATGTGTGATTGTGAGTAGCGGTAGATCAGTTGCCGAGCTGATCGATATCGTAATCTAAGGCAAGGGTGTGGCAGTTTGCCACTCCCTTTTTAATTTTTAGCAAAGTAAATGTAGCTAAATGGTGCCGTTATGGACGAAGAAGAACTGAAACAAATTGAAGAAGATTGTCAGCAGTTTAAGAACGTAATCAAAACGGTGTTTTATTTGGCTGTGATGTTATTTGCAGCTTATTTGGTTTGGTGTAATTGGTGATTGTATGGATATGATCGAAGCAAAGAAGAATCTAGCAATATACAAAGCCAATTTAAGCAAACTGCAATCTTACAATCATTTATTTAGTAGCTATTCATTCCGTGCTGACTGTGAGCGAGAAGAAAGATTATTAAAAGAGCGTATTGAGGTGTTAGAAAATGCGTTCGAAAAAGAGGCTAAACGAGATAAGAGCACTACCCTGCGTTAGATGTGGCTATCCTCACTCACAAGCGGCTCATTCTAATTCTGGTAAGCATGGCAAGGGGAAAGGGATAAAAGCCTCAGATGCGTTTACAGTGCCTCTATGCCATAAGTGTCATTTCCTATTCGATACGTATCAATTTGGCACAAGACAAGAATCGGAAGCCATGTTTGAGCGGTGGTTGGAAAAGACGGAAAGGATGTTGAATATTGATGGAAAATCACAAGATTTATTTTGATATGATTTAACCAACGTAATTGGTGTAAGGATTTACAATGGTTAAGCATGTTGATTATGAGGCTGTATATGACGGTGAGAATTTTTCTTTCATCAAAGTATTAATGGATGATGGTTCATATGACCCAATAGCTGGAACAAATGGGACTTATGGCATCATAACTATTGTTGGATATGAGGTTAGGATTTCGTACCCTGAAAATCTCACACAAGAATTAATAGAGAAAATGGTAAACCAATTTACTAGAAAGAATTAAGCCACCCTCGGGTGGTTTTTTATTGCGAGGTCAAAATGAAAAGTAGTGATATTGCAAACGTTATTGTCATGGTGGCCTTCCTTATTTGTATGGCTGTAATAAAGGTGTACGGCAGTTAGTGAGGTCAAAATGGAACCACGATTCGTCATCAAAAACCATTCTGACATCAACTATGTAATTGGATATCTCAATACTAATCATGCAAAGGCAGCGAACGAAGGGAAGCCCTTGGTTGTTACTATTACTTGTAAGCAAGAAAGCCTACACCAGCAAGAGCTAATAAAACAAAAGGATACAGTAATAAAATTTGCTAACAGTATGGCGAATTTAGATCAACAGAAGTTCAAGGAATTACAAGAACGGATAAATCTTGCCCTGCAACAAATACAAGGCAATTTGCAATATGTTGAGCAGGATAAGAGAGAAAACTTTGAATTTCTGCAAATGGCTATGATTCGAGCATTTAAAGAATTAGAGAAAGTGCTCAATGGTGGTGAGCCTAAATGACATCGATGAGTTTAGCGGATTATCACTCTAAATTTCCAAACGGCCATAAAGCTAAAAAGGGCCGTAATAAATTTAATGCTTCAAAAGTCACATTAGATGGGATGACTTTCGACAGCAAAAAAGAACTCAAGCGATATATCGAACTTAAAGCCATGCAGCAACGCGGTGAAATCTTTGGATTAGAGCACCATGCAAAATTTGAATTGGCTCCTAAAACTAAGATAGAGGGGGAAAAGAGAACAAAGCCGGCACTTAGATATTTTGCTGATTTTACTTACTACCTCATCAATGGCGAGTACATCGTTGAGGACGTTAAGTCTATTGCTACTAGGAAATTACCTAGTTATCGCAATAAGAAACATTTAATGAAAACTGTACACGGTATTGATATTAGAGAGGTTTGAGAAAAGTTTATGAGCGACATTGAAACGGTAGGCTGGACGGCAGATAAGCGGTTTTTCATATTAAAAATTAATATGGAAACGAGTTTGACTACAGATGATTGTGAGGTTTTAGCAGGATTGTTTGTTGAAAAATATAGTCTGGAATTTTCAGGCTGCCAGTTTCATGGAAAGCTCGCAGTGATATGTGGAGATAAAGTTTACGTGAATCCTTGGGCGCTTGATCAAGAAGCAAGTGTAGATGAACCAGTTGAGGAACTGTCATTTAGTGAGTTCCAAACGTTATTGAATAATTAAGGTATAGGGGGTGCTTATCTTATGACTACAGTTGTAATGGATTGGTCAAGATTTTCTATTTTTGAATGGTTCGTTTGTGGCTTAAACCCGAAATCACCTTCATTTGGTGCTGCGAACGTTAGATGTACTGATGGGAGGTCAATAGACTTTCATGACAAATTAGGGGTGGTAGCTGCAATGGGTGATCAACTAACAAAATCAGTTGCAATGGTCATTATGACCGAAGGAAAGTCCCAACGGGATTATGAATATGTTCGCAATCATTTAGCTAAAATAATGATTGATGGAGCAGAGAAAGATAAAAGAAGAGAGCCTAAGGGGATAGCTATTTACCACTTAGCTTGGTTAATTGCTCGTATTGTTATTGATTTTGCTTTAGATCCCGAATTAGAAAACGCACATAAGGATCCTGGTCGACTTGTTTATGCCGGCATTAGAAGTTTCCAAATGGATCCGGAGGTATACCGCAAAACATGGAAACGATACGAAGATATGATGATTGCCGCGCTTAATGAAGAAATTTTAAAAGCTACTGTAATCGCTGAACGCTATAAGAAAGAAACCTTAAATGAAGCAAGAAATTAGTTTCCACTTTTGTGCTATTTGAGGTATAGTTTTATTAAATTGGTCGAAGTATAAATTAGACCAAATTGCATTTAAAAGCTCATCTAAACAGGTGGGCTTTTTTATGGCCTCATTAAAAGCTCGGGTCCTTAAGGAGACCGAGTTTTTTTATATCGAGTAAAACTGGGGACGAAGTACTGCGGTAACAGCACTTCGACCTCCTGACAGATGTAGCCTGCCAAAAGCCAAGCCCAGCTATCGTGCACACGATTTGCGAAGGCTATCAAAAATATAAGCTTTTGCACAGGAAAATTTTTATGAAATCAAAACCAATAATTCCATGGCAAGGTGGTAAAACCCGTTTGGCTAAGGATTTGTTGTGTAAGTTCCCAGAACATTCATGTTATGTGGAATTATTTTGTGGTGGAGCAGCATTATTCTTCTTAAGAGAAGGACCAGCAAGAACTGAAGTAATAAATGATCTGAATGGCGAGTTGGTAAATCTGTACCGGGTAGTGCAGAACCATTTAGAAGAATTTGTGCGTCAATTCAAATGGTGCATTTCAAGTCGCCAGATTTTTGAATGGGAAAAACTAAAAGTACCAGACACACTAACGGATATTCAGCGAGCTGCAAGATTTTATTACCTTCAGCAACATGCGTTTGGTGGTAAGGTTTCTGGGCAGACATTTGGATATGCAACAACAGGCCGCTCTTTAAATCTCTTGCGGATAGAGGAAAGTTTAAGTGCAGCACATTTGCGTTTGAATGGAGTCTATATTGAAAACCTGTCCTGGGATATTTGCTTTGATAAGTATGACCGGGAACATACATTTTTTTATGCTGATCCGCCGTATCTAGATACAGCAGGTTATGGAGTAGATTTTCCATTAGATCAGTATGAACTTCTTTCTGAAAAGATGAAGACTTGCAAAGGGAAGGTAATGCTATCAATTAATGATCATGAAAAGATTCGTGAAATCTTTAAAGGTTTTAATTTTGCATGTACTTCAATTAATTATTCTGTTGGTCGTGATTTGGCTGCTAAGAGTAAGAAAAGTAATGAACTGATAATTATGAATTATTGATCTCATAATTTGGTTTAAAAGTTTGCCGTAATAATTGCGGCGCAAACGGCCCCTCTAAAAAATGGTTATTGGAGGGGCTTTTTCTTTTTGGAGAAATAAAAGTGCGTATGAGCCGATTATTACTAGCCACAACTGCTGGATTAATGGCCTTAAATACAAAACTAAGTGTTTTAAGCGCCTTGGTTGCATCATGTGGACACGCATCACCTTTGAGCTGTAAGGCAAATACAGTAAAGAGTAAACCTAACAAACTAAGTCAAAAGAAAAAACGCCTTATTGCTCGTCGTCTTAATAAACATAAGTGAGCTGGATAAATGGACAAAAACGAAGCTAAAAAAAATCTGGATAAATATTCACAGGAACTTGAGCGTTATCAAAATCTCTCCAGATCGGGTCTTAGCCGTGATGAAATGTTAGTTATCGATAGAATAATTCTTAGATTAAAAAAGCAAGTTAATAATTTACGGACGGCCTTATATGGACAGTAACGATTATTTTTGGCTTACAAGAAAAAAGAACCAAGAACAAAACCAAAAAGCCGCCCATTACCCAAAGCAACTCAAAAATACCTAGAAGCTGAAGAAGAATTTACTCATGCATTAGATGTGCTTGAAATCAAATATGAAAAGAAATTTAAGTTTAAATCTACAAAACATTGGCGATTTGATTTTCATTTAATTGAACATCGTATTCTGGTCGAAATTGCGGGTGGTCCATGGTCAGGTGGTCGAAAAGGTAAGCTCAAAGATAAAGCTTGGAGTATGGATCGATACGATGATGCTGAAGCAATGGGATATACGGTTGTTCGGTTAGAGGCAGCACCAAGTTTTAAAATTAATGAATCTGGCCCGTTACAGATACAAGCTCATTTTGCTAGTCAGTGGCTTAAAAACTTAAAGAGGCAAATATTTAATGGATCAGATCAGACCGTTTCCACCAACTGATTTTATTGATCAAGCTGAAGAAGAGGAAGCAATTCGTTTAATACCGGCTCCAGACCTAAAAAAATGGGTTGTGGCTAATTACTTAACGATTGGTGGGCCTCTTTATAATCCAGATCATGATCATATTGCTGAGTTACTTCATGATAATGAAGAGTTCTTGGCATTTGCTTGGGCCTCTTCTGCATATAAAAGCAAGCAGGCGATGGTGCTGGGGCAGTGTGAAAAAGTAATGTTTAACGTCGGTGGCTGGCGTAAAGCTAGACAAGAGCAACAGATGCGTGACTGGTTCGGTTTTGTGCCAACATACTTAATAACTGTCGACGCTTCTTTCTGTGAGCGTGCAAACGATACAGAGTTCTGTTATTTGCTTGAACATGAGCTTTACCACATTGGAGTGATGAGAGACGAGGACGGAGAAATTGTTTATAGCGATAGTTCTGGTCTGCCTAAGCACTATCTTGCTGGTCATGACGTTGAAGAGTTTATTGGCGTAGTTAAACGGTGGGGACCAAGTAAGAATGTTAAGCGACTTATTGAGGTCGCAAAAAATCCGCCGTTTGTTTCTGATTTAGATATTGCGAGATGCTGCGGGAACTGTGTAATCAATTGAGCCTTATGGCTCTTTTTTTTGTCCTGTTTGCTGTACGTAGCTGTACGAAGGGGAATTTATGGCAGCACTAAAAGAGCCTGTGAAAATATTTATTGTTCAAGCTCTTGCATGCCGTGATACCCCTCAAGAAGTGGTTGAACAGGTCAAGCAAGAGTTTGGAGTTGATATTAGTCGTAGCCAATGCGAATGCTATGACCCAACAAAATATTCGGGCAGAAACTTAAGCAAGAAGTTTGTTGAGCTTTTTGAATTAACCAGAGAGAAGTTTGATAAAGGCTTAATTGATATTCCTATTGCTAATAAGTACTACCGACTGAAGCAATACCAAAGACAGCTTGAGAAGACTAGAAACGTCAAAACAGCCTTAAAAATTCTTGAGCAAGCCGCTAAAGACATTGGTGGTCAATTTACTAATCGTCAAGAAATTACAGGCAAAGACGGCGGACCAGTCCAAACAGTTAATTCTGAAATTCCAGTTCCAATGGAAGATTACTTAAAAGCGCGGAGGGAAGTCTTAGATGAGTACTGATGCGGCTCGGGATAAAGCCATCCAGATCGAGGCGCAAGAAGATTTATATTTCTTCACAAGGTACATGTTTAAGGAGCGCCGTGGTTATAAATGGATGCAGAACTGGCACCACTTAGAAATCTGTGAAGCTTTGATGAAAGTTTATCGCGGAGAGATAAAGCGGTTAATTATTAACGTTCCACCACGATATTCTAAAACTGAAATTGCTGTAATTAATTTTATGGCTTGGTGTTTTGGAAAGAAGCCTGACTGTGAGTTTATTCATATCAGTTACTCGGCAATGCTTGCCGCAAATAACGCCTTCCAGATTCGAACACTCGTACAAGAGGAGGCGTATAAAAAGGTCTTTCCTGATCTTACATTGCGTGATGATAGTAAGGCTAAAGACTTCTGGAGAACTTCTCAAGGCGGTGTCTGCTATGCGACTGGTACAGGCGGTACGATTACTGGTTTTGGCGCAGGTAAACTTCGTGATGGGTTTGGTGGATGCATCATTATCGATGACCCACACAAAGCGCATGAAGCTTCTTCTAAAACAATTCGAGAAGGGGTAATTGATTGGTTCCAAAACACCCTTGAGTCGCGTACTAACTCACCAGATACGCCGATTATTGTGATTATGCAGCGACTTCATGAAGATGATTTGGCTGGTTGGTTGTTAGGCGATAGAAAAGATGGCGTTCCTGTAGCTGGTGGTAACGGTGAGGTATGGGAACATCTTTGTCTTTCTGCTATTCAGGAAGACGGATCCGCACTATGGCCAGCAAAACACAATATCCAAAAGTTAAGGCAAATGGAGCAAGCTGCGCCGTATGTTTTTGCGGGGCAGTACCGACAAATGCCATCACCGCCAGCAGGCGGTTTTTTTAAGCCTGACAATATTCAAATTGTTGATGCTTTGCCTGCGGATGTCTTGAAACAAGTAAGGGCTTGGGACTTTGGAGCAACCGAAAACGAAGGCGACTTTACTGTAGGTGTAAGAGAAGCTCTAGGCGCAGATGGTTTTACTTACATTGTCGATGTAACTAGAGGACAGCTTGGTCCAGACAATGTAAATAAACGCTTAAAGCAAACCACTGAGCTTGATGGAAAAAACGTAACTGTTCGAATTCCTCAGGATCCTGGTCAAGCAGGGAAATCTCAAGCTCTGGCATTTACAAAACTTCTCAGTGGCTATCATGTGGTTGCAAAACCAGTATCGGGTGACAAGATCACTCGGGCACAGCCTTTTGCCGCTCAAGTAAACGTAGGAAATGTACGTATGCTCAAAGGTGAATGGAATAAGGACTTTATTGATGAGCTTCGTCATTTTCCTAACGGTACACATGATGACCAAGTGGATGCAGCCTCAGATGCGTTTAATGAATTACATGAAGGTTTTGAAGCCTTCTTTGCTGATATGGGATTTGCACGATGAGTGATGTAACTTTTCAACATGCTGAATATGTTAAGAACTTGCCATACTGGCAAAAACTTGATGATGTTTGTGAAGGTGAGGATGCAGTTAAGGCTAAAGGTGAAAAATATTTGCCGATGCCAAATGCACATGATAAGTCACCTGCAAATAAAAGCGCTTATGAGGCTTATCTTACCCGTGCAGTCTTTTATGAAGTAACAGGGACTACATCAAATAGTTTAGTTGGAGCAGCTTTTGCAACAGATCCAAGTTTTAAATTTCCTCCGGAACTTGCTCATTTAGAACGTAATGCAAATGGTGCTGGTTTAAGTACTTATCAATTGGCTCAAAATGGAATTCGCCATTTATTGAAGCATTATCGTTGTGCTTTATATGTAGATTATCCTGATGTGCCGCCAGCTCGTAATCTAGCGGAATTTAAAGCACAAAAAGCCTATCCGATGATTCATTTACTAAATGCCCTTGATGTAGTGAATTGGGATTCAGTAATGATCGATAACCAGAAAAAGCTTTGCTTAGTGGTTATCCGTGAATTTAGGTCTGAGCGCGGTGCTGATGGATTTAGTAAAACCGAACAAGAGCAATATCGTGTACTTCGTTTAGAGCAAGAGGGTAATGGGGAATATATTTATTCCGTTCAGGTGTACACAAAGGGTGAAAAGGGTAACTGGGTTGGCGGAGATAAGAAGTTTCCAACAGATTACAATGGGAATTTCTGGACCTATATACCTTTTACATTTGTAGGTGCAATTGATAATTCAGAAGAGATTAAGAAGCCGCCATTACTTCCTTTGGCCAATCTCAATTTAGCCCATTATCGTGACAGTGCGGACTTTCAAGAGTCCGTTTTTTATATGGGGCAACCTCAATACTTTGCGAAGGGTGTTACATGGGAATGGTACGACCAAGCCAAAAAACGTGGCATATACATTGGTGCGAAAGTACTTTTGCCTTTACCTGAAAATGGTGAATTAGGAATTGTTCAAGCCGACCCTAATACTCTTGCCCGGGAAGCGATGAAAGATAAGTGGGAAAAAATGAAGGAGATGGGGGCGCGTTTAATTGAGAAGGGTTCTGGAAGCAAAAAGACTGCTACAGAGGCAAATAGTGATGACGCCGTTCAGCATTCAGTTCTTTCGCTCTGTGTCGTTAATATGAATGAAGCCTTGTCAGCAGCATTACGATGGGCAGCAAAGTTTGTAACGCCTAATGTGGATGTTCTAACTAAAGATGATTTGATGTTCGAAATCAGTCAAGAATTTAACAAACAGGGTTATTTAGCTGAGTTAGCTCGACAGTTATTTGAAGCAGCTCTACAAGGCCGATCTTCATTTAAATCATGGTGGGAATACAACCAAACAGGTATGTTCCCTAAACAAAAATATGAAGAAGAGCTTCAGAATGTTGAAGCAGAGCAAGATGGGACTTTAAATCAAAAGGTAGAGTGAGATGGCAACAGATATCAAAAAACTATTTGAAGCACTCACTCAGCACCAGGCCTATCTTTATCGTGCTTCATCAAAAACGGTAAATGAGTTATTGGCTTTATTCAATGATGATACGAGCAAGATGCTATCTAAGCTTCGGGATTTATTGGATGAGCTTAATGAGTCGGAGAAAGTTGCTTTAGCTGGTGGTAAATATACAACTTCAAATTTAAGGGAAATTAGGGATTTGATTGCCCAATGGTTTGCCAGTGTTAATTTAGCATTACCTGAAGCTTTTGCCGTTTCTGCTACGGCGCTGGCTGTTTATGAGGCCAATTACGTAGCTAAGCTCTATGGAGCAAAAATTAATAAGCCTGATGGGGAAAAACTATTCTTATCCGCTAAAAAAGTTCCGTTGGCAGGTGGCGCTCTTGTCGATGATCTGCTTTCAAGAATTGCTGAAAGTGCCCGTCAAAAGGTTGAGTATGCAATTCGAGATGGTATTAATTCAGGCAAAACTAACCAAGAAATTGTTCAGCGTATTCGTGGTACCAAACGGCTTAACTATGAAGATGGGATCTTAAATGGTACCAAAACTGATATTGAGCGAACGGTAAGAACTGTGCGAAGTCATGTAGCTAATCAAGCCTATCTAAATAGCTTCAACCAAATTGGCTTTGAATATGTCAGATTTGTTAGCGTTTTAGATGGACGAACTTCTAAGCTTTGCGCTTCATTAGATGGTTCAGTGTGGGAAATAAATGATCCGGCAAAGCGAGTGCCGCCGTTACATCCTAACTGTCGCAGTATCTTGGTTCCGGTCGAGAAGGACGGTCAACTTGTTGGCGAACGGCCATTTGTAATGGACGAACGTAGAGTTAAAGACATCCCCAAAGAAGAGCGAAGCCAGTTAATAGGACAGTTAGATGCCAATACCACTTTTAAAGAATTCTTTAAAAAGACAGATGATTTCTTTCAAAAAGAGTGGCTAGGGCCGAAGCGTTACAAGCTCTATAAGGAAGGAAAATTTGATTTTGAAAAGTTCTTTGATCCTGAAGGCCGTTTCTATAGCTTAGATGATTTGAGAAAGTTGGATGAAAAAGCTTTTAAAAAGTTGGGTCTGTAATTTTTCTTATGTTATTTTTTTTAAAACATCAGAATTTATACAATATGAAAACAATAGCTTTTGTATGTCTAACCCTAATTTCCATCACTTGTTTAGCTGAACCAAGTCAAAAATATCTTAAAGAATATGATCGATTGTCTGAAGCTTTGGAGTCAGCAATGGCAAATGCATATTCTTTTGATCCTACAACTGGTCAAGTAAAACAGGCTACTCAAGATTTAGAAGCTAAAAATAATTTATGTAGAGCTGCCCAGGCGAAACTAAACCTCACCACGTTTTTAAAAGACAATTTAGAGGAATCTAAAGAGCTTTATAAATCTATTGATGGTGCAGAGACTCTAGATAAAAATTATCTTAGTGGACAACAGCAGGAACAACAAAATCTCGTTTCAAATTTGAAAAAAGACCTTGTTGGAACTGGATTTAACTGTGAGTAATTATCGCCGATGACAGGCAATCCTAAATTCACTTTAGACACAATTTTCACCTATAAAAGCGCCCAAACAGCGCTTTTGTCATTTATGGAGTTTGGCTTATGAGTGAATCAAAAGTTAGACATTTGGTACTTAAAAGAGTTTCAGATAAATCTTCTCATCTTGCTCTTTGTGACGAGGAAACAGGTATTCCATTAGCTGGATTAACCGCTGTAAAAATGAATTGTAGTGTTTTTGAGGGTCCAGCGACTATCACGGCAACATTTGATGTAGGTGGTCCTCAAGGCATCCGCTTAGTTGGTGATGAACCTAGATCAGAGGTTTGGAATAAAAAGTAAACGTAGCTAAAGGTACTACAAATGCCTGAAAAGCAAATCAATATGTCAGATGCTCAATATATTCTGAGCACAAAATGAATTCTGGTGCCATTTCTTCAAATTAAGGTTTCAAGCCATGGCAATTTATGGTTTTACTTTTGAAAGATTAAAAGCAATTGCACTCATCAAATAGAACTTAATTTTTAACCATAGCACCTTCGGGTGCTTTTTTTGCGAGAAGAAAATGCCAAGCCCTATTATCCAATATTTCCAATATGAACATTTACCTGAACATTTGCAGCAAGTTAGTAAGCCAATTGGTGATTTAGCTCGGCAAATGGATGAGCAACTTCCTGACGGGCCTGAAAAATCCACAGGATTAAGAAAGCTACTTGAAGCAAAAGATGCATTTGTACGCCAAGCTTTAAGTAAATAATCATTTATAGAAATGAAGCGTCCTAAAGGGCGCTTTTTTATTGCCTGCCGAAAGCGGATGCTAACGGCGAATCCGGGCGGATGCCCATTTTGTATATATAGGTTGGATGACCAATGAAACTTAAAACAGTAACAATCGACGGTAAAGTTTATGCGGAAGTAGACGGTGATAAGCCGATCTATATTCATGATGACGGCAAAGAAATGCCACATGATGCACCACACTCGGTAGCAACAATTGCACGCTTAAACAATGAAGCTAAAACACATCGTGAAGCCAAAGAAGCAGCCGAAAAAGCATTAAAAGCTTTTGATGGAATCGAAGACCCAGCGGCAGCTAAAAAGGCATTACAAACAATCCAAAATCTCGACGATAAAAAGCTGGTCGATGCCGGCGAAGTTGAGAAAGTGAAAGCTGAAGCTATCAAAGCAGTTGAGGAAAAATATGCCCCGATTGTTGCGCAACGTGATGCTCTAGAAGCCTCTTTACATAAAGAACTTATCGGCGGTGGTTTTGCTCGTTCTAAGTACATTCAAGACAACATTGCAGTACCTGTGGACATGGTTCAGGCAACCTTTGGTCATCACTTCAAAATCGAAGAAGGCAAGGTGGTTGCATATGATCCGAACGGCGAAAAGATTTATTCACGTGTCCGCCCGGGTGAACTTGCAAATGTTGATGAAGCTTTAGAGTCATTGGTTGGTGGATACCAGCATAAAGACTTAATTCTTAAAGGTGGTAAAGGAACTGGTGGCGGTTTTCAAGGTGGGGGCAAAGGTGGAGCTCCAGCAGGTATGAAGCGAAGCGAGATGTCAGTATCTCAAAGAGCCGATTACATCAAAGAACATGGCCAAGAATCTTTCCTAAAACTACCGAACTAATCATTAAATATTTGGAGATAAGTAGTTATGACTACAACAGTAAATTCAGACATGATCATCTACAACCAATTGGCTCAAACTGCTTATTTAGAGCGTTTGCAAGACAATTTAAATGTCTTTAACCAAGCTTCAAACGGCGCGATTATCTACCGTAACGAAATTATTGAAGGTGATTTCAATAAAGAAGCTTTCTATAAAGTTGGTGGTAGCATCAAACATCGTGATGTGAATTCAACGGCCAAAGTGGTTCCTGAGAAAATTGGTTCTGGAGAATCTGTAGGTGTGAAAGTTCCATATAAATATGGTCCTTATGCCTCTACAGAAGAGGCATTTAAGCGCCGAGCTCGCACACCTGAAGAGTTCGCAATGATTCTTGGTTATGATTTGGCAGATGCTTTAGTTGCAGGACGTTTACAGTACAGCTTAGCTTCATTAAAAGCCGCTATTTCTAGCAATATTGATATGGTTGCAAAAGGTAGTATCGCTGTGGATGGCCGTAAAGCATTAACACGTGGTATGCGTAAGTTTGGCGACAAATTTGGCCGTATTAGTTTATGGGTAATGAACTCAGATACGTACTTCGATATTGTCGATGATGCGATCACTAAACAAATCTACGGCGAATCGGAAATCGTAATCTATGGTGGTTTGCCAGGTACTTTAGGTAAGCCGGTATTGGTTACTGATGCTGTAGGTGACGATGATGCATTTGGTTTGCAAATGGGAGCAGTTACTGTCACTGAATCACAAGTACCTGGCTTCCGAGCGTACGACATCAATGATGAAGAAAACTTAGGAATTGGTATGCGTGCTGAAGGTACATTTAACCTAGATATTCTTGGTTATAGTTGGGATACAACCAAAGGTATTAATCCTGATCTTACATTACTTGGTTCAAGTGCTAACTGGTTGAAGCATGCAACAAGCAACAAAATGACGGCTGGTACATTGCTTGATTTGTCAGGTACAACTACTGGTTAATTCTTAAAAATCTCATTTATCAGAGGGCTATTAAGCCCTCTTTTTTATTAATAAGAGAAAAGCATCATGAAATTAATCTATACACGTATTGCGGCAGCTGCAGCTTTAGAAGTAGGGACAATTGCAAACCCTGATTACTACGAATATCCAAATCGTAGTGCTGAAGAAGTCATCATCTACGGCGATTATCCGAAAATTCATAATGATTATGAAGATTTGGGCATTCCAGTTGAAGTTCGCAAATTGGAAGAACCTGCAAAAACCACTTTGGCCACAGTAAATGTTGAAGTAGGAATTACACCTGAACTGCAAGAGGTTATCGATAATGCGAAAGCCGAGTGTGAAAAAGTCGTTGAAGAAAACGGGCAACTTAAACAAAAAATCCAAATCTTAGAACAGGCCAGTGGTGATAGTTCGGAGTTGATTTCTGAAAACTCACGTTTAAAAGATGCTGTAACCCTAGCAGATAAGGCTACTAAAGCAGCTGAAGCACAGGTGGAAAGTATCCAAGCAGAATTTGATGCTTTTAAAAATGATATTGCGGCCATGAAAGCGCGTATTGCTGAATTGGAAGCAGGGAAAGCGACAGAAAATCCGACAACAGAAACGGCGGCTAATGATTTTGAAAATTGGTCTAATGATCAATTAAAAGAGTACTTAGCAAGTAAAGACATTGGTTATAAACCATCAGCAACTAAAGCCGAACTTCTTAAATTAATTCCGAAGGAATAATCCTATGAGCTTTATTACTGTAGATGACGCAAATTCAATTTTGGGCAGCGATTTTGCACCGGATAGTGATAAAGCTCGTCTGGTTCAACTGGCAAATGTCTGGATGAAAAAACGGATTGGTTTTGTACCGGATCCTATAGATCCGCTTCTTAAGGATGCTGCTTGTGAAATCATCAAGGGTATTTTGGCTAAGGTGATTTATAACGGTAAAGAACAGCAGCTGAAGCGTAAGAAAGTAAAGGCCGATTCTGTTGAGTCTGAAAAGGAATATCAAGATGGATCTGAAGCAATTTCCAGCTTTGAGCAGATAGCAATTGATTTTATTGATTCCCTTGATCTGAAGGATCCTAACGCTAGTTTTAATGGCTTTGGAATTCCACTTTATAGAGCATGATTTATGGGACTACGTGACGAAATTCAGGCAGAAATTGCTGAAGCATTTGACGAGGATCTAGCTGACGCCGTTCATACTTTTACGTGTGAAAGGATAGTCAGTACAAGCTGGAATCCTAAAACTAACACTTCTGAAAATGTAGTTGAAAATTATTCTGGTCGTGGCGTCTTATTTGGTTCGTACAGTCAGTATGAAGTTTTAACACTTGGAGTACTGGCCACAGATAAAAAAGCTACTGTGCTGCAGAATGAAGTTTCAATGGTTCCCAAACTTGAAGATGAATGGGTAACTGAACAGGGTACATTTCGAGTTAAACATATTAAACAAGATCCAGCCGCGACCATTTGGAAGTGTCAGTTACGGAGAGTGTGATGTCTTGGGTTGTATATAAATTTCATGAAAGTGTTCAAGTGGTACCTGCAGATGATTTAAGACCACACACTTTTTTTCATTGTGAATGCCATCCCAAAATTGTGGATGGCATTTTTATTCATAATTCATTTGATGGTAGAGAAGCTACGGAAACACTCTTACCAAGCTGAGAGGATGGCCATGGTTAATAACGATTATGTGCCTGAGTGGTACATATCACCATTTCAACATGTCAAATATACACTCGCAAGAAATCAGTTGCACATGGATCTACTATTTGAGGACATGGGTGAAGCTGATCAATTTTTGGATATGGGAGCTGATGCCCAGGTTAGCACTTTTTCTAATGGTGCTTATGCAATTGTCCAGATCGGGGAGACGTCAGATAAAGATCAAATTCAAGTATATGGATTGCTTTTACATGAAGCGGTTCACGTTTGGCAAATAGTAAAGAAGCGAATGGGTGAAAGTGAACCAAGTGTTGAGTTTGAAGCATATTCAATTCAAGCGATCGCTCAAGACCTATTTGAAATGTACGAAGCAAGCGAGGTGAGCAATGGGATGGAAGGGGAAAAAGCCGACTAGCTTTAGTGTTGATGTGGTGAAAAATGCTGAAGAACAAGTAAAGAAAATCACGATGGATACCGTGCAATCACTTGTAGTTTCGAGTCCAGTTGATACAGGTGCTTACAGAGCTTCTCATATCGTATCTATTGGAACTGCTGATTATGGTGTTCGTGAACCATCAACTAATCCAGTTCAAGATGCAGCAGTTCAAGCAGTCAAGTTTAAGCTTGGAAATCTGATCTTTATTCAAAACAACAAAGCCTATGGTCCGCGATTAGAAAACGGTTGGTCTGATCAAGCACCTCTTGGTATTTACAGCACTACTTTCACTTACATTACTCAAAAATATGGTGGCTAAGATGCCAATGACATTAGAGCAAGCTAGACAAGCAATAGTCGACCGTATGATGGCCTTTACAGGAATTTCTCAAGAAAGAATCCATTATCCAAATGCACCAGGCTTCTTAGCACCAGCAAAGGGCTTATGGTGCCGCTTAACCATTAAATGGGGTCCAAGTTTCATTGCTGGGTTAGCCGATACACCCTGTACTCGACGTACTGGGAATATCTTGATTCAATGCTTTGCAAGACCAGACACGGGAGACCAGGCAATAACCATTCTAAGTGTTGCATTACTTTCACATTTTGAATATTTCAGGATTGGGCATTTAGAATGCTTTCAAGGTCAAACGATAGATGCGGGTAAAGATGCTGACTTTCTGCAGTACAATGTGACGATTGGATTTACGGTGAATTGATATGTCTTACATGCTGACGCTAGAAGAAATTGAAATTAAAAAACAAGAGCTTGAACGACACTTGGCAGATGTAATGGCTAAGGAGCTAAGTAAATGGCAGTTGTCTAATAAATTATGTATTTCTGATGTAAAAATTCGCCTCGCTAATGTTAATAGCATAAATGGACCAAATTTAAATATTGTTACTGGAGTAAGTGTTGATTTGGATGATTGATATTAAGTTTTAAAGAAGTTACCGCCTGAGGGCGGTTTTTTTACGTCCCTAATTTTATAGCCACCTTCGGGTGGCTTTTTTTATGCCTAACGTCGGAGTATATAGATATGTCGAGTGGTGCACGTCAGATAACACAAATCGCGAAGGAAACCACTGTTGGTACCACACCTTCACCCTTCGCACGTACGACCTTTGAATTTACTGAAAATGGCCTTGATGCGACAGTAACAAAGGAAGACTCTAACTCAATCACAAGTGGCCGTATTGCACGTTCATCAATGATTACCGGTGCAGAGTATGCCGGTGAATTAAAATGTGAAGCGAAGTACAGTTCATTAGTTCAAGACTTAATGGCTGCAGCTGCTTTTAATAACTGGTCGTCAAATGTATTAACTTTTGGTGGCACACTTCGTCAAACATTTTCTGTTTTACGTGGCTTTGAAGATGTTAATGACTACCATGTTTTCCGTGGATGTCATGTAAACACTTTTGGAATTGATATTCCTGAAGCTGGCTTAATTACAATGACTTTCGGCCTTATGGCTCTTGGTCGTACAAAATTTTCTTCAGCACCGGCTGGAACAATTACAGCGGCAGATAACAATCCTAAAATGTCGAATGTCTCTGTAGGTGACATTTTAATTGACGGCGTTTCTCAAGCTGGGATTTCATGCTTGACCGCTTTTACATTTAATTGGGATAACACTATGCAGCTACAACGCTGTTTAGGTGGTGGTATTGATGCACGTGCAATCCTAGAAATGCTTGCAACAGGTACAGGTTCATTTACCGCAGCTTGGTCACGAAATACATCCGATATGTATGAAAAGCAATTCACTAACAAAACAATTTCATTAAAAGTTCCAATCACTGATACAGATGGGAATAAATATGAAATTTTTATTCCTAAAGCTGAAATTACTGCCCCATTACCTAGTGGTGGTAATTCAGATCTTTTAAATGCTTCATTCGAATATAAAGTCGTTGAAGTAGCCCCAACCATCACTCGTACACCAGCAGCAGTTCCTGCGCCTTAATCAATCTGATAGCAGCCTTAGGGCTGCTTTTTTTGGAGTTTAAAATGGCTTTAAAAGTAAGCATTCAGACTAGTAAAACAGTTAGTAAATGGCGTAAGTATATTGATGGTGAAGGGAATGTATTAGCTGAATTTAAAGTACGTGGTATCTCATATAAACCATATCAAGTGGCCCTTGAGCGTGCAAATAATCAGATTGCATCAAAAGGTTATGATGTAACTAAAGCTAGTAAAGACGACAAGCTATATCATGAATTGCTTCTTGAAGCTGCGGCCTGCCATTTAATTGAGGACTGGAAAGGCGTAGTTTTTGAAGAAGTAACCGAAAATCAAGAACTGATTGTGTCTGAACCAGAATATTCGCAGGAAAATGCAATTAAGTTGTTGAATCTAGGCGATCTTGGTGTGGCAATTTGGTTGTTTGTGAGACAAGAGGCGGAAAATATCCAAAAAGAAGCTGATGCATATAAGGATGAAGTAGTGGGAAAGTCATTAACCTCTACAACTGGACCAAGTTCAACTCAGAAGAAGAAGCGAGCGACTACAACAAGAAACAAACAGCAATTGCAAAAGCCTTAAATTTAAAAATAGCTGAAACCATCCAAAAGCCTGAATACTCATTTACAGCCAATGCCATTCTTTCAGCATATAACGTAATTTCCCGTTCAAGGCGTTATGAGCAAGGCATTCCCTTGGCTTTGGATATTGCAGCTATATCTGCCTATTGTGATCATTATGAGATCCCAGTCGAAAGAGATATTTTTAACGACTGTATCTTTGCAATGGATAATATTTTTCTGGATGATTCTCACAAAAAAATGAAGCGTCCAACAAAAAAATAACCCTAGAGGTATTTACTAAAAACAACTCTAGGGTTATAATTGACTCATCAAGTTAACAAGGGGACGGTGTGAAAAGTCTGGATTTAATCAAAATGATTGAAGCAGACGGTTGGTATGAGGTTAGGGTTTCAGGAAGTCATCATCACTTCAAACACCCAACCAAAAAGGGATTAGTAACAATCCCTCATCCTAAAAAGGATTTACCAAACGGAACTGTTAAAAGCATTTTGAAGCAAGCGGGTCTAAATTGACCCGCTTCAATCAGACTCATATAGTCCTATTTCACAGTACGATTTTGTACATGAGGTGAGTGCAATGTTATATCCAATTGCTATTGAAAGAGGTACAGACACCGAAGCCTTTGGTGTCTCCGTTCCAGATATTCCAGGGTGTTTCAGCGCAGGCGATACATTATATGAAGCTATCGAGAATGTTAAAGAGGCTATTTCTGGCCACTTGGAAATCCTAGCAGAAGATGGAGAGGAGATTCCTTTAGCATCTGATGTCAGTAAGTTTATTGACCAAGAAGATTATAGAGGTATGATCTGGGCAGTTACTGAAGTTGATGTTAGCCGTTACTTAGGTAAACCAGAAAAAATCAATGTTACTTTACCAAGCCGATTAATTCGGAAGATTGATGATAATGTTGGTAAAGATAAAAGATTTAAAACTCGCTCTGCTTTTTTGGCCGCTGGTGCTGAAAAGCTACTACATGCTTAAAATAGAGAGGCCACTCAATCGAGTGGCTTTTTTATTTCCCACCTGTTAAATTTAACTTATTAAAAACGATGGACTTTACAAGAAACGGTGAAATTATGCAGAAGTTCTTAGCAGTAGGGGTATTTAGTTTAGGATTAGCAGGGTGTATGACACCAATAACTCCTACACAGCAGGCTATGCCAGAGATATCACAAGTAATAGAAGTGCCAAATAAATCGAAAGATCAGATATTTGAAGATTCAAAGATATGGATCGCTCAATCATTCAAATCTGCAAATAATGTCATTCAGTATGCTGACAAAAGCACAGGTTCTATTATTGGGAAAGGGAATATACAGTACCCTTGTGATGGATTTATAGATTGTGGTGCTTTTGGAAATGATAGAGTTAATTTTACAATCAAAATTGATACTAAAGATAGTAAAGCAAGAGTAACGATTAATGATGTAACTAGAACAAATCTGACGTATGTTCAAGGTGGTGTGAACAACCTAGGGAAAGAAGTCCCTATCACAATTCTGCAGCATCAACAAAAAATTGCTGTAAAACTTAATAATGTAATTGACCAATACAAGTCAGCAATTACATCGACTAAGGCTAATGAAAACTGGTAGCCAATAGTCAACAAAATTTGAACGCATCGTAAGTATTACTTAATTAAAAAACCCACTCACTGAGTGGGTTTTTTATTGCCTGGAGAAAAGTTAAAGATGACTCAAGAATCACGTCTAGTCATTACTATTGATTCGAAAAATGCGGAACGAAACGCAAGAAATCTAGGCAATGAACTCGACAGCATAGAAAAGAAAGGGGACTTTGCATCAAAGTCCATGGATAGTTTGTCTGTAGCAACAAGAGCACTTGCTGGACACATGGCAGGTCTTGTTACAGTTGGCGCGGCTATATCCAAAATGGATGAGTATACAGGCTTACAGAACAGACTTAAGTTAGTAACCAAGAATCAAGTTGAGCTAAATAAAGCAACTGAAGATACATTTAGAATTGCTCAAAAAACTTATGCGACATGGAATTCGGTTTTGCAGGTCTACCAGCGTTTTAGTGACAATGCGAAAACACTAAACATAAACATGGACGAAACGGCCCGCTTAACTGAAACAGTTTCTAAAGCTGTAGCAATTAGTGGTGCAAGCGCAGAAGCTGCTGATGCAGCTTTAGTTCAGTTCGGGCAGGCCTTGGCTAGTGGAACGTTGCGTGGAGAAGAACTTAATTCTGTAATGGAGCAAACCCCAGCACTAGCAAAGGCTATTGCTAAAGGTATGGGTATTACTGTAGGTGAATTACGTTCAGTAGCAGCTGAAGGAAAAATTACTTCACAAGAAATTGTAAAAGCGCTTAGAAATGTAGAATCTGATGTTGATGCTCTTTTTGCTAAAACAGATATCACAATCGGGCAGTCTCTCACACTCCTAAACAACGAGATCACAAAATTTGTTGGCGAAGCAGGTAAGGGAAGTGGTGCGGCACAGGTATTAGCTGGATCAGTTCAAACTCTTGCAAGTAATTTAGATTTAATTGCTGATGGGGCTTTAGTAGTTGGTATTGGATATATCACTCGTGCAATTTTGATGAAGAGCGCTGCTATTAAAGAGGGAATGGCTTCAACTTTAGCGAGCCGCCAAGCATCTGTATTAAATGCTCAAGCAGAATATGCAGAAGCTACCGCTGCTTTGAATGCAGCAAAAGCTCATCTCGCGAATGTGCGAGCAACAAATGCAGAAACCCAAGCTAAATTTGGCGCAACAGCGGCAGCAACTCGATACGCACAAGCACAGGCAGCAGTAACTGCTGCTACAAATGCACAAACAGCAGCTCAAATTAAGCTAAATACTGCAACTTCAATTGCAGGGAGACTAGCTAAAGGGGCGTTTGGATTAATTGGTGGGTGGGCTGGAGTTGCAACATTAGGAGTAATGGGATTAGCGGCAGCCTATTCTTATTTTAATAATAAGGCAGAGGAGGCAAAGCAAAAGCTTGCTGAACAAGCTAAAGTTGCTGAGAAAGCTGATGAGGAGTTAAAAAAATTAACTGGCAATGATAAGGCTAAAGCAGTTAATGATTTAACTACTGCTTTTAATGCACAAAATAAAGCATTAGAGAAATCATCGCGTGCTGTAGGGTCTGCATTAATTGATATCGAGAACTATGCACGAGGAAATAGGGAGGTTGAAAAAATTTCCCAAGAAGCGAGAACTGGAACTATCAGCTATACAGAAGCCATTGAACGTCTAAATAAAATTAAGTTGCCTACAGATCTATATGAAAATCTGAAAAAACAGGCTGCGCAGTATGATGACAATGCATCTAAAGCAAGTTTATCAGCTGAGAAACTTAAATTATTAAGAGTTGAAGTGAAACTTGGAGGTAATGAAGCACAAAATGCGGCAATTAAGCAACAGAAGCATGCTGATGCTTTAGGAAATACTGCTACTGAAGCAGAAAAGGCAACTAAGGCTTTGCAAGATTATCAAGCCAAGCAAAAAGATAGCGTTATTGATTCAATCTATAAATCAGGTTGGCTTGATAAAGGTTACACTGTTGCTCAAGCTAATGCCATTTTAGAACTGCAAAAAGCAAAAGGAATGAGTGCAATTTTGTCTAAAGATGAAATTGATAGCGCACTTAGAAATCTCAAGATCATCGAAGAACAACAGGAGCGAGAAGATAAATTAACTGAAGCTAAAAGAAAGCAAACCAAGGAAAGTGAGAAAAAACTTAAAATCACACAAGCTGAATTGGAAGTAGCCAAGCGATCTGCTGCTTTAATTGAATCGAGTGGTTTAGGTAAATATGCTGAAAGCAAAGGGATACCATCAAGTGTAATTGCAGGCTTATTGGCTCAAGAATCTAAAGGTATTCGAGAAGCTAAGAGTCATACTGGTGCAATAGGATATTTTCAAACAACCAGTGGTTATCGTAAACAGAACAATATGTCTGTTGCTGATAGTTATGACTTGGAAAAGTCGGGCAAAATTGTAATTGATAATATCGCCAAGGTTTATGAAAAAACAGGTGACTTGGCTCAGGCAATACTTTCCCATAATGCAGGTGAGGGTGGAGCAAGACAGTTTACTAAAACTGGCAAGGTTAAAGGCAGTGCAGAGCGAAATAAGGAGGTTTCGCAGTATGTAGCTAAGGTTTCAAGGTATTCCGATATCATTGCTGGTGGTGTTGGCAAAGGCGGTTTATCCGATGGTGATAGCGATAGAGCCTATGGAGAGCAAATCAAGGCACGTTTAGAGTTAGTTAAGCAAGGTCTAAACCTTCAAGAGCAATATGAGGAGGAGCAAGCGAAGCGAACCAAGGCTCGTAACGAAGAAATTAACCTTGCGCAACAAACGGGTCAAACAGCCTTAATTCCTAAAATCAAAGAGCGATATAAAGCTCAAGATGAACTCGCCAAACTTCAGCAAGATTTTGAAGTAAATGGTTATAAGTGGACTGAAGAACAAAAACTTGATTACACATATAAAACCAATTCTTTGCGATTAGTTGCTGAAGGCAAACTCTCTGAAGATCAAAGAAAGGTTGCTTTAGATGGCCTGGAATTGCAAAAGCAGCAAGAACTTGAGCTTATAGAGTTGGCTCGTGAAAAACAGTTACTTGAGGCGAAAAGCTCATACATGGGCGAGACTGAGCTAGCAGTAAGGCGGTATCAAGCCGAGTTAAAAGAGATTGAAAAAGTTAGAGATGCCAAACTAAAAGCTGGGTTGCTTAGCGCTAATAATATGGGGCAATTTCAGACTTTAGATAGCGCATCAGATAAGGTTTTTCAGAGCGGTTTTAATGCTTCACAACAAGTATTTCAACAAAATGACCCGCGAGAGTATGCTCAATGGGATTTGCAAAATCGGTATTCAACTGATGCAGGAGGGCTATTAAATACATATATAGACCAAATTAATGGTATTAATCTAATTGCTGATGAGGAACAGAGGAACTCGCAATTATTGGCAGCGCGAGAGCAATATTTACAATCCAGAAAAGCACTGGATGAAAAATATGCTCAAGATGAACGGGACCTGAATAGCTCACTTTTTGAAACCCAATTGGGGCAACTTGGTAGCTTAACAAGTCAGCTTAGTGGCTACTGGTCAAATATGACTGGAATTGTTAAAAATGCAGCGGGCGAGCAATCTGGTATATACAAGGGCATGTATATAGCACAGCAAGCATTCGCAATTGGCTCAGCCACAATTAGCGCGTTACAGGCGTATAACCAGATTCTAGCAAGTCCGTGGTATTTGGATGTAATTAGCAAATCAACAGCAGCCAACCTTGTGCTTGGGATGGGGATGGCGAATGTTGGTCTGATCGCTGGACAAACTATAGCCGGCTTCTCTGATGGCGGCTATACAGGAAATGGGCTTAAACATACTCCAGCAGGGATTGTGCATAAAGGTGAGGTTGTTTGGTCGCAAGAAGATATTAAACGCTGGGGTGGGGTAAGTGTTGTCGAATCTATGCGGACGAGTTCACCAAGTGGTTATGCTAACGGTGGCTATGTATCAAACAATCAATCTGATGCCATTGCAACGAGAAGAGAGTCTAGACAATTTGAAGCGATTAATTCGAACCAAAAGCAATCCAATTCGAACGAGACCCCGATCACTGTTTATGTCACTGTAAGCTCTGATGGCTCAAGCAAAACTGAGACTCAGAATGATTCAAAACAGCTAGGCCAGTTGATTGGTAATGCTGTAAGAACCATTATTCGGCAAGAGCAAAGACAGGGTGGTTTGTTATCAAAGTAGTGCTCGATCTAGTTTCCACTTTTGTGTTATTTACGGTATAGTTTTATTAATCTGGTCATACTTTAGATATGGCTATTAAAAGCTCGCTTCATGCGGGCTTTTTTTGTGAGAAAAATTTATGAGTGATCTTAAATTTACTTTTGAATGTGACCTGGAAAGTAATAATCAGACTCAACGCTTTAATACGCTATCAACTAAATTTGGTGACGGTTATGAGCAAACAACATCCGTTGGTATTAACAATAAATCTGGTGAATGGACTTACCAGCGGACAGCGTATAAAGCCGAAATTATGCAAATCAAAGCATTCTTTGATGACCATAAAGGAGCTGACTCGTTTCTTTGGGATTCACCTTTAGACGGTGAGGTCCGAGTAAAAACAGGTGAATATCAACCCCGTTGTTTAGGCGGTGATGTTTGGCAAATCTCAACGACTTTCACCCAAGTCTTTTACCCTTAATTTAAACCTCTTTAAAGCCCCTTTTTAGGGGCTTTTTTTTATGCGAGTAAGAAAATGACTAAGCAAGTTATTAATGTTGGTTCAGCTGCAAATGACGGATCAGGAACACCAGCCCGGACAGCCTTTCAGTATATAAACGCAAACTTTACTGAAGTTTATGACTTCCTAACTGGAACCACTAATGCAACTACACTCCCCGCAGCTCTACCAATTGCAAAGGGTGGTACAGGCGCAACTACGGCAGCGGGTGCACGAGCTAACCTAGGTGCAGCGGCAAGTGGTGTAAATAGTGATATTAGTGAGCTTAAGGGACTCACAACCCCTTTATCAATTTCTCAGGGAGGATTAGGAGCTAATAATGCACAGACAGCTAGAATGAATTTGGGATTAGGAACTGCTGCCATACTCACATCAACAACAAGTCAATATGATCCTACGCCGGGACGAGCACTAAGAGTCGGTGATTGGGGGATGGGGGCTGAAGGTTCTCGTGTATCTGATATGGTTGCTCCTCTTAATAATGGTTTTTTTCGAACAGATGACACTTTAACAAATGATACTGGTAATAGTATTGGTCCTTATGGTTTCTTTTTACACTGTACCCGACGCTCAATGGGTGTATATACAGATGGAAGCCATTCATTTCAGCTTGGGAAAGCAGCGTCATATTCTGTACTGAAATATCGATTTAATAATAGTGGTACTTGGTCTAATTGGTTTAATTTATTAACTGCACAAAATACTACAACTGATGGAAATGGTTTTATTAAAGCAGCATCACCTATTGTCAAGTTGTTTAATGATCATATTGAACTCAATGACGAAGCTGAAAGGCAACCAATCACTTTCGATAAGTTGGGTACTGGTGATTACTTAGTGAAAGGCTCATTAGGTTTTGCTCAGGAAGGTTGGTATATCGAAGTCCCTAAAGATGCCAACGGCAACACAATCGTCGCAGTAGTGTATGACACCCTAGAAAATGGTGACATCTCAATTAAAACTTACAAGCGTAAGTTTGATTTTGAACTTGCTGCTGTTGTGGCAGATCACGAGAACCCAATGGACATTCCAGAAGGCCGCTGGATTGATATTCGTCTGCATGAAGAGCTTGTTGTAGAGGAGACACTACCAGATGACACTGAATAGTGATTTCCAGAAACTTTATGTAGATGGGTTAATCACCCTATATGAATTAGATGCCAGCGCTTTAGGAGCTGGCATTTTGCGTTTCCATGGGCATATTTCTTATGAAGATTGGGAAAAGATTTATGTCTCAGCTGACTTAACAAGTTGGAAGGCTGATACAGCAACAATCAAGGCTGATAAAGTTTTTAATATCGGCGATCAGAAAGTATGGATGCGAAATATTATCTGGCAAGGTCAAGTTTTTGAGCCAATGGCTTTGGAAGTATCTGGGCTTGAAATGCGTTCAGATGGTAAAGCTTCAGCACCAACTTTAAGCATGGCCAACAATATCAACGGCATTCAAAATGCTGTGTCTGCTTACTGTTTGCAGTTTAAAGACTTTGCTGGCGCAAAACTTAAAGTCATTACCACACTTGCTAAATACATTGATGCTGAAAATTTCACTTCAGGTAACCCAACTGCATCGAATGAATCAAAAGAGCAAATCTGGTATATCGAGCAAAAGACATCTGAAAATGCACAACAAGTGACTTTCGAGCTGTCCAATCCAATCGATTTTGAGGGTTTGAAAATCCCAGTTCGCCAAATAACTTCACTTTGTCATTGGTGCATGGTCGGGAAGTACCGGGGCGAGGAATGTGGTTACACAGGTGTAGCAATGTTCACTGATAAAGGTGAGCCAACAGATGATCCATCTCAGGACAAATGTGGGGGAAGGTTAAGAGATTGTCGTTTACACCATGGTGAAAATAAGCCATTGCCGTTCGGCGGTTTTCCAGCTTCAAGTTTATTGTGAGGTCTTATGAATATTTTTTCAGGAATATTTTATGGGATGGTGGGGGCGCTAATCATTCATTTTTTAAGCTATGCGGTTCACTTTGTCATTCTAAGATTAAGAAAGATTAAAGAGAAAAAAGCTCATTTAATTAAATTTAGCTGCCCTTGTGGTGGGCTTTTTGAACCAACAGGTCAAGTATATCTTACTTATCCAACTCAAAAGCAGCGGAAGTGTACAAAATGTGGAAACTGCAAGGGGTTTTTCTAAATGAAGCTTACAGCAAAACTTAAAAAAGCAATCATGGCCCATGCGGATGAATGCTATCCACACGAGTGCTGCGGTGTGATAGTTGGTAAAGAATATATTCATTGTCGCAATATTTCTAAAAACTCTGATCAATTCGAAATCCATCCAGAAGATTTAGCTATAGCAGAAGACCAGGGCGAGATATTAGCTTATGTACATTCCCATCCAGATGGTACTACACGAGCCTCAGAACTAGACTTAATTCAAATTGAGTTACATCAAAAGCCGTGGGTCATTTGCTCCTATCCAGATCTGGATTTTCAAGTTTATGAACCTTGTGGTTATCGCGCCCCCTTAGTGGGGCGTAATTATATTCATCATTATCAGGACTGTTATGCACTAGTCCGTGACTTTTATGATCGTGAGCTAGGTATTAAGTTGCCAGACTTTGAAAGAAAAGATGGCTGGTGGGAGGACAAAGATCATCCTTCTCTTTACCTTGAAAATTATGAAAAAGCGGGCTTCTATGAAGTTGATACACCGCAGTATGGCGATATGTTGGTTTGTCGGGTTGGACGTACCGAGCATCCTAATCATGCGGTAGTCTGGCTAGGAGATAATGGAGTTTTAAAATCTGAACAAACTGAAACTTGTATCGGATCTACTCTAATTTTACATCATCCATATAACCGAAAGTCAGTACGTGAAATTTATGGCCAACAGTGGAAAGATCGAACGGTAAAAATCTTGAGGCATAGAGATGTTAAAAACAATTAAGCTGTACGGCATCTTGGGGCAAAAGTTCGGTCGTGAATTTAAGCTCGATGTCGCAAATACGCGTGAAGCCATGCGTGCTTTATCAGTTCAAATCGCTGGCTTTGAGCATTTTATGTTGCATGCACATGAGCAGGGCCTACGCTTTGCCGTATTTTTAAAAAGTAAGAACTCAAGTAATAAGCGAGGCAAGAAACGCCCAGCAATTTACGATCATGAAACTAAGCGCCTAATCACTGGTGACAATATCGGTGAAGAACAGCTTGATATGAATACTGAAGCTGAGGTTATTCATATTGTTCCACGTGTAGTTGGTGCAGGCGGTAATGGAATATTACAGACTGTATTGGGTGCTGTTATGGTCGTCGTAGGCGTTTTGATGACGGTAGGCACATTAGGCGGTGGAGCACCACTCGGTGCTGCATTGATTGGTTCAGGTATTGGAATGATGCTTGGTGGTGTGGCTATGATGCTTATGCCGAAGGTTGATACTACTCAAGACCAAAACCAAGATGGAAACAGAGCGAATAAAGGCTTTGGCGGTGCAGTTACCACAGTTGCACAAGGTAATCCTGTTCCAATTCTTTATGGTCAACGGGAAATCGGCGGCTTCATTGTGAGCGCAGGTCAATATCCTGAAGATCAGATGTAATTTTTAATTATTTAACAGGCGCTTTCTAGCGCCTTTTTTATTGCGTGAGATTTCTTATGAATGCAGTAGTAGGCGCAAAAAAAGGCAGCAATAAACAACGACAACCTGTCATTTCACCAGATTCTGCACAATCTAAAACCTTTATCAAGGTTCTATATGGCTTGGCTGAAGGTGAGATTGAAGGTTTAGCTAATGGGCTTCAGTCAATTTATTTAGAAGAAACTCCACTTCAAAATGCAGATGGAAGCCTTAACTTTGAAAATGTAAAAGTTGATTTTAGAAATGGTACTAATGATCAGGAATACATTGAAGGCTTCCCGGCAGTTGAAAATGAAATCCCGATTGACGTAGAGCTTAAATCATCTACACCTTGGGTACGTTCTTTTAATAACCTTGATCTTGATGCGGTTAGATTACGATTACGTTGGGGTCCACTACGCAACCAAGACCCAACAACAGGTGATGTTACTGGCTATACCATTGAATACGCGGTGGACTTGCAAACTGATGGCGGAGCATGGTCAGAAGTATTAAGAGCAAAAATTTCAGATAAAACATCTGATAATTATGAGCGTCCACATCGTATTGACTTACCCAAAGCCGATTCAGGCTGGCTGGTTCGTGTTCGCCGAATTACTCCCAACTCAACATCCGAATATATCAGCGACAAGATGTATGTATCTGCGGTAACAGAGGTAATTGATGCAAAATTACGTTATCCAAATACAGCATTATTGGGCCTCCAGTACGATGCTGAAACCTTTGGGAATGTTGCTAAAGTTGCAATGGATACGAAAGGTAGGAT